AGCTCTATCAGGATATCGACATGGAAGATTTTTTGATGATGTTTCCGGAGACTGCCAAGATGTCAGTGGTTCAGGAGGATCTTGATGCGGTTCTGTGTTTTTCAAAGCGAAGCCTAGAGTATCCATTTCCTTACGAGTTGTTCGTTCCGGATGAATATTAAACGAATCGTGCACTTGATGATAAATGAGCACATTAATGAATCTGTGGGTGGTCCCGACCCGTCACAAGGAACTCTCGCAAAGGTATAATACGACTATGCCCATCCACGTGCCCATCTCGAGGGCAATTTCGGAAGATAAGATTTCCACGCTGACGGAAATGATTCCAAGGAGGACCATCATCAAAAACTGTGGCGATAAACTGAAATTGATGATGAACATGGACTATGAGTATGCTTTGGGTTACGACTGCAAGGTATTTGACTACCAATCTGTTCTGGTGATGTACGAGATCATGGGTGAAATTAGTCCTATCGACATACCCACGATGTTCCCCGAACTTGCGCCCATCGAGGAAGATTTAGAGGCAATTCTCTGTCTTTCGAGAAGGTCGCTCGAGTATCCATTTGGATGGGAAATCACTGAAGTTTAGAGTAGGTCCCGTCAATGTAGTAGACATTCTTGAATCCCAGTGCCGTAATCTTGTTGGCACCCGCCCTTGCGCGTTGCCCCGTGTTGCAGTAGGTCAAGATTCCGTCGTCCTTCTTGAACCCCTTTAATCGATCTGCCCCGATCTCATTAATGGGAATGTGAACGGCACCCTTGTAGTGCCCAAGGTCCCACTCGAGCTTGGTGCGGACATCCACGACGTGTTTGATCTCACCAGACTTGATCATCTTCTTTGCTTTCTTTCCGCTGAGAAGACGGGAACCCGAAAGAGAATAGTAGCGAAGTGCCGCGAACCCAGCATACACAGCGCCTGCGATGCCAGAGTAGAAATAGAACGCTGCGTCACTCATCTTTTATTATGTAATATTTTATTTAAACATATGAATAGTAATTACCGAAATGAACATTCTAATCACTGGAGGTGCCGGATTTATCGGGAGTCACGTCACCAGGAGGTTGGTGACCCACTACCCGGACTACAACTTTGTGGTGATGGACAAGTTAGACTACTGCGCGAGTATGCACAATCTCACGGACGTCATGGAGTGTCGCAACTTCAAATTTCTGATGGGTGACATCACCAACGTGGACTTTGTGAACTACATCATGGATTTTGGAAAGATCAATGTGGTGATGCACTTTGCCGCACAGACCCACGTGGACAACAGTTTCGGGAACTCATTCACCTTTACCCACAACAACGTCTATGGAACGCACGTACTTTTGGAGAGTGTCAAGAACAATCCGAACCTGAAGCGTTTCATCCACGTGAGCACCGACGAGGTCTACGGAGAGACGCCCGTGGACGCTGAAAGTGGTTACACCGAGGGACAGATTCTGAATCCCACCAACCCCTACAGTGCCACCAAGGCTGCTGCCGAGATGTTGGTCAAGGCCTACGCCCACAGTTACAAGTTGCCGGTCATCATCACCCGTGGCAATAATGTCTACGGTCCTGGTCAGTTTCCGGAGAAATTGATTCCCAAGTTTTGCATGCGTGCCATGCGAGGCGAAAAGTTGCCCGTTCACGGCGAGGGCAAGGCGGTGAGATCCTATCTGTATGTGGATGACGTAGCCGAGGCATTTGATTTCATTCTCCACATGGGCAAGACGGGCGAGACCTACAACATCGGGACCAAGAAGGAGCGGTCGGTGATGGACGTCGCCGAGGAAATCTGCAATGTATTTGGACTGAATAAGGAAGAGACCATCCAGTTCGTGGAGGATCGTCCCTTCAATGATTGTCGCTACTTCATCGAGGATGCCAAACTGTCCGCCCTCGGTTGGTCCGAAAAGACCACATGGGAGGAGGGCATCAAGAAGACCTTGGCGTTCTACCGCGATGCCAAGGGTTGGTGGAAGAAGTCATTGATAGACGCCGCTTTAGACCTTTAAGAGTCCAGCCTCGATGGCAAGCAGACGGTCGGGTCCGCGCGAGGTCGGTCCGCCCATCAGGAACGAGTGAACCCTGGCGTATCCCCACTGCTGAGCCGTGGCTCCGGGGCGATGTCCCGTCCTCCAGGCGGCCAGACCCTTGTCGTAGACCTGCTTGATGATGTCAAGTGAGACTCCGGTCGCCTTGGCCTTGTTCGCAAGTGACTTTGCGCCTGGATAAGCCCGGTAGAACTTGGTTGTCCACGTGGAAGTCTTGGTCTTCATACCGATGTCCGTCTTGAATGGCGCGTAGGTCTTCTTTTCAATCTTCTTGACACGGGTCACGACATCTTCCTTGGTCTTTAACCCACGGAAGTACTTGAGGGGCGCAGAACTTTTTAGGTCTTTTAACACTTTTGTGATCTCTTTATCGGATAACATCCCTATTATACGTTGCGATTTTATCCAGTAAATGTTTTACTTCTTAATTGTTAGTAACTCGTTATGAGTGAGTGTGGTGCACAGACCCGTGCAGGCACGCCTTGTCGAAGAAAAAAGGCACAAGGGAAAGAGCACTGTCCTTTGCACGTTGATCTCCGCGAATGTGCCATATGCCTGAACAGTATAACCACGAGGAGTGAAAGAAATGCGCGAACCCTTCCGTGCAACCACAAGTTCCACACGGCGTGTATCAACCGCTGGAAGCGACAAGGAAACTATACATGTCCGGTGTGTCGCCAGGACTTTGACATTCCAGAATATAACATTACGGTCATCATAGAAGCGAGAAGGTCAAGAGACAGAATGGTCACAACCAACCTGCAGAGCAGTCAGTTGGTCGGAAGAAACCTCGCCGAGACATTCGATCTCCCGCGGGACAACGCAATTGAATACATTACGGAAATTGTAGTGGATGCAGAAAATATTGAAGAACTGCGAAGTGCTCTCATGAATGACCTTGGAATTGATATCAACGAAATAAATATGACCGTCAATAATAATGAGTCAGAGACTTCTCCCTAGGTCTGGCTACGAGCCTAAATACAGAGGCGAGGAGTGGTCAAGAAACGCCATGATCCAAGCCACACACAATTGCTATTCCTATTTTCTGGACGACCTTCGCGCGAACCCCCGTCCCGGAAAGCCGCAGCCCGGACTGTATTCGATGGGTCCTGGCTACGAAAATGCGATTACGTGCGTCTCGATTAAGAGGCGCGTGTTGGCAGACAATCCCAGGTATGTCATTACGTGGTCTCTGGAAAAGGTGAAGGATGTGTGTCCTAGAGGATACTATAAGGGGTTCATGGCAATCAACAGCTGGGGCCAAGACTACCACTTCTACCGCCAAGATTCCGACGGAACTTGGTCGCACAAACCTGGCGGAACGGCAGTGTCCAGAACGGACGCGAGCAGACAGCGCATCTACAATCCCTTAAAGGCCGATCACATGTACGGCAAACGGGGGGGCATCGACTATGACAAGCCTTGTACTTTTTTTTGCATACAGAGAACAAACAAGACAAAGAGTTCGGGAAATTTCATCAACCCGAGATCGGTCAACAAGAATCCAAGAAAAAACCTCAACAAGTAATAGTATGATTAACTTGACCCCATTGAATGGCGTTGATCAGGACCCCATCCCGTCTGCGGACGTGCGAACGAGTATGATCACTTCCATGCACAAGACCATTACCGTTTTGAACTCTTCTTTCTTTCAACAGGCTAATTTGGAACGTATCCAGGCGATGCTCCGGAAGCAGTTCAGAGACGAGACCGGTATTTCCATCGATAGACAGAACCCTAGGGACGTAATGACCTTCATGCGCTATGTCTATATAAATAACGCGACGAATCCTTATGGTGATGTCACCAGTCAAATTTCACGAATGAATCAGCAAGTCGTGGACAAGATGCTCCCTCAGGTTCGCGAGGGCGTCTCTGCTTATATCTTGTATGTTCGCGACTCGTCAACTGGATATGTACCAAATATTCTACCTGTAAATACATCCGTCGCGGGCGATAGATTACCAATTAATAACAGAGTTGGGTTTGGCGACGCGTATTAAATAATTCACTAGTTTGTCTAATATGATCATAGGTTGGAAGAGACATTTTATACATAAAGATCTTGAAGAAAGACATTCTGTAATCTTTCTTGATGATCTACCTGAAAAAAAGGAAATCCATAAAATAAAAAATAGAAAAATATGCAAAGCAACATGTCTCAATGGAAAACTATGTACACATAAACCACAATCTGGTCTCGAGTTTTGCAAAAGACATTTAAAGATTTATGACCCATAAAAGATAATATGTTCTTGGATATACAACTTGGTGACGGTGTTATTCTCGCAGAATTGATCGAGGAAAAGGAAAACTCAGTGTTGGTTTCTTGTCTAGAAGAGACGGACAACCAAGGTCATTACTCATTCAGAAGTTCTGTCTGGATAAGCAAGGAACATATAGTAAATCTTTATTCTATTTTTAAGGACATTGATAGATTAGGCTACAAAGAGGTGAGTGATAACCTTTATATATCAATTGACGCTTCGGACGAAGACTTTGTTCCTTCGGAAGATGATGAAGAGGATGACGAAGAAGACGACACTTCACTCTGTTCCGATGATTCTTTAAACTAAAAGGCCTACGTTGTTACGGTATTACAAAAAGTGGTTGGAGGTGCACGAGAAAAGGTAGTTGCAACTCGAGCATGATGGGATTTCCGGTTGTGTTTTGTCGCATGCACAACAATATGTCTCATTTTAAATTTATCGTACCATGGTTGATAAGAGGTTACGTTCATACGCATTATGATCGTGACGTATTTCTATGGTATAGAGTAAAAATGTTCGTTCGGATCATGTTTCTCGAACTCCAACCATCCATAACAAACGTAGGCGAAATAGTAAAAACATTTTTTGATAGGATAAGATTTCCAAAAAAGAAAAAAAAGATGTGTGTAGTGTGCTATGAAAACAAGAGACCGGTGAAGATAAATTGTAAGCACAACGTCTGTGTCTCTTGTTTGAATAACATCGTATATATAAACAGCAACTATGCATTTAAATGCCCCATGTGTTCGGTAATTTTACTTGGGGAAATATCGACTGAATCGTAGATTTTGGTATTTTTGGTGAATTAACTATTTTTTCTGGCAATTCATATGGAGGTCTTGGTGGATCAGATTTTACATAATAAAATTTATGTGAAAATGATGTGGGTATAAATATTTTATTTTCAATTTGTTCTTTTAAACTTGGATAATTTTCTAGTAACTTTATTTCTTGATTTGTGCGAATTCTCTGTGGAACTTCATATGAAATTTCACCAAGACCTCCCACATAACGTATATCGGGCTGTCTTTTTGTTTTGGGTTGCGTGAATTTCACAAGGATCACGATATCCATGTTTCTTATACATTAGTGGGAAGAAAATTTATCATGAAGTTCACAGGCATTTTTGTATGTACATCTTGCCATTTTTTAATTTTACCAATTTCAACCATAAATTCATCACGCGTTTCCTTGCGAAGTTGTTCGGATTCCAGTTTATTTTTTTCAATTTGCTCCAATAATTTTTTACGTTCTGCATTGCGTTTTATTGCCAATTGTTTAGATTTTTCTGCTATCTGCTGAAATTTTATCTTTGTTGCCACATCAAGTGCCTCGCGTGCTTTTTTTGTTGCCTCGGCTTCCATAGAAATAGCCTGCATAATTGTATTTTTTAGGGATAATGTTTGTGCTTCGGAACGAGCAATTGTCTCATTTTTTACAGCCAAAAGCGCCGCTGCCTGTTGTTTACGCGCCGCTTCTTTTGCTGCCCTCTCCTCCGCCTCCCGACGTTCACGTGCCTCTTTCTCGGCTTTTTTCTTTACCGCCCGACGTTTGCGCGCCTCTTTCTCGGCTCTTTTCTTTCCCGCCCGACGTTCACGTGCCTCTTTCTTAGCCCTCTCTTCCGCTGCCCTATCCTCCGCCGCCCTCCGATCCGCCCGACGTTTACGTTCCTCTTTATCGGTCTTTTTATCTGCCACTGCCCGACGTTCACGTGCCTCTTTCTCAACCTTTTTCTTTGTCACCACAATCTCCGCTTCTATTTTCTTCATCGCCTCCATCTCCTCAGACCGACGCTTTTGTGCCGCCGCATCCGCCGAGTTCAGCTTTGCAACCCATATTTTTTTCACGGCTGTCTTTTCTTTCTCCACCAACGGGGCCATGGCCCCCCTGCCATTGGGCGCTACCGAATTCCAACGTCTCTCGTTCTTGTTCATTTCCGCCGAATACGCCTGTACAATCTTCTTTTTCGCCGCTTCATCCTCTAACCGACGCTTTTGTGCCCACATCATCACCTCCTTCTTCCTTTGCTCCAGCGCCGCCACCGATCTGACCGGCGCCGCCACTGCCGATTGTAGCGCTAGTGGAGGTTTAAACCCTCGTGGCATAAATCTTAATATTGCAGTCGCCTTGGCCGCTTCCTCGGCCTTCTTCTTTTCTGCCGCCGCCACTGCCGATTGTAGCGCTGGTGGAGGTTTAAACCCTCGTGGCATAAATCTTAATATTGCAGTCGCCTTGGACGCTTCCTCGGCCTTCTTCTTTTCTGCCGCCGCCACTGCCGATTGTAGCGCTGGTGGAGGTTTAAACCCTCGTGGCATAAATCTTAATATTGCAGTCGCCTTGGCCGCTTCCTCGGCCTTCTTCTTTGCCGCCTCTTCCTCAGCCTTCTTCTTTGCCGCGGCCATTCTTGCTCTCCATCTTGCACCAGCCGCCACCGCCGCCTTCTTCTTTGCCGCCTCTTCCTCGGCTTTCTTCTTTGCTGCTGCCGCCGCCGCCGCCTTCGCCGCGGCGATTCCTGCTCCCCACCTCGCAGCAGCCGCAGCCGCCGCTTGACGTTTACGTTCCTCTTCCTCGGCCTTCTTCTTTGCTGCCGCCGCAGCCGCCGCGGCCATTACTGCTCTCCATCTTGCAGCAGCCGCAGCCGCCGCTTGACGTTTACGTTCCTCTTCCTCGGCCTTCTTCTTTGCTGCCGCCTCCGCCGCCGCCTTCGCCGCCGCAGCCGCCGCCGCCCGCTGACTTCTAAATCTGGCAAACATTATCTATTAATTAGATTGACTTTTTTTCAGTGTACCTGGCCCCTTGCTCCTATCTATAATGATATTGAACGAATGTCCTCCTGGTGAATAAAATGATTGTTCGTCTGCTGTGATTACTATATCTCCTGTAGGAAGTGGTGCGCGTTTTTTGACTGCTTCAATAAGTTTGGTATAGTTTTTAAAATTACTTAATTCCGCGGATTGCACCATTATCTTCCTCTTCGTACTATCGGGAATTTTATCCCAGTCTGGTACAAAAAATTTCCATCTTTCTTGACCTTTTTCTTCTTCAAATGCCTTATTTTGTTTTTCTTCAAGTACCTTAATTTCCTCGATTTGTCTTGGATCTAAACCTTCTTTAACAAAAAGTGTAGATATTAATGTTATGAATGAAACAAGAGCAATTAAATACATCCTACTAGTAATTGATAAAATGTTCTACACAAAACTTTGGACGAACCAAACTTTTCACTTTGTATTTCATACCACAGAAGTCGCTCACATGGACTGGGCGACTTTCAAAGAAGATGTGAGGAGTTGTTTTAGGAAGCAGCAGTTTAATTTTCTGTTTGATTTTTCGGATATCAAGGTAGTTCAGGTCGCAACCATCCCACGGTTGCTCTGGGAATTCAGTGCCCTGATGCGCGAGCTGAAACCAAAAACCGAAAAGCAGGTCATCCGTTCGGCAATCGTGACCAATCCAACATTTTTCACGTTCAAGTTCATCGAGAGTGTCATATGGTTTTACAGGAACGTGAGACCCGTCAAAGTCGCCAGGACGTTGCCAGAAGCATATGATTTTCTCGGGTAATACTAATATGGATCTCCGCACGGACTCCGAGGTTCACTACCTTTATATCGAAGGGTCATCAAATACATTCATGAGACAGTTTCAAGAAATTTACCGAAATGTCTACCAGGTGGACCTGGTTTATGCCGAATCAAATGTCCTTACAGCTGGAAAATCTACGGTGTTTGACATTGAAGAGCTTCGTTCGCCTTTTACGGACAGTGCTGTAACAGCAGGCGCTGACAGTTCAAGTATTCGTGGTTACTTTGCTACTATTCCACCCAATGGTGTGTCCGTAGGTTCGATTAGGTATTTCCAGGAAAACTCTGATTTCAAATACAGCATCCAGTACAAGAATCCGGTGAGTTTTGATAAGTTCAATATTCGTGTAATGGATAGCGCTGGAACGTTGGGCGTTAGCACAGACACCCATAAGCTTCTCTTGAGGGTCCATATTGGTAATCCCAACATGAGGCCCCAGATGCCCGTGGACTGGCGGGACGAAAACAAACAGATATTCGAGCCAGACTCCTTAGGTCTGCTTGGGAACTAAAATAATAGGTCTTGGTTTGACAGCCTTCTGACGAAGGTTTGGAGCGATGTCGTCTTTTAAAAATTTGCACGTTACCTTCAACATAAATGAATTTTCGTTTAGTCCCTGGAAATTAATAAGCGAACCATCCGATTTCCTCCATCTCACAGTAACCCTTGACAACTGTGAAATAGGAGGGTAAAAATCAACGCCATAAACGTAGTCATTCGTTTCTGAAAAATGTTTGATGCCACCGGAACTTACATCCATTACAATTGGTCCAAAATTGTTCTGAGACGCCGAGGTACTGAATGAGTTTGCCTCAATCTTTTGAGCCTGATGCATTCTGCCGTTGTTGAGTTCATTTATGTCTAGATACACATAGTTATCCGCAGTGAGGTTCACCAACTGGTCTGACTTCAAGAATGTCGTGCTCTGATAACGATCGTTGTTGGCGTAGAGATTGAACGTTGCGGGTGGCGTCTGATTTGCCACCGTCGCCGAAGGACCGGCGGTTGTGCTGGTGAATCCCATTAGGGTCGCAAGTGACGAAGACAAGGTCAGCGTAAAGTCTCCGTTTGGATCCGCACTGGGTCGCGAAAATAGATACTTGCCCTCGTTGGACAAGTAGGTCACCGAGACATTCGTCACCGGTTCGATGGCATTCTGAACCTCTGATGCCAGTCCACTCGCCGAGTAGAAACCATTCGGCAATGAAAATTTACTTCCGTCCAGTTCAATCGCATTTGTTCCGTCGGGAAGGTTTTGCATGACGTTTGGCACAGAAGCCTGGATCAATTCCACCCTCGTGACGTCGCGGATGGGATTCATCATGTGCATGGTATAGGAATTGCCGGATGTATAGAGCGCCGTGTCTCTTAGATTTGAGTTGACCACGAGATAATGAGTCTCCATAGTTAATTACTATTTAATTAGATTTTACTTGACCTTAAAAAGCGTATCCCAGCCATAAGGAAGTGCCCCTGGGATGAATGTCAAAATCCAGGTGATAAAGTACACAACCCACATGATACCCATAGGAATATCAAAAATTTCAATAAATTTACTACTTAATGAACTAAGTGATCCTCCAGAACTGACAAAATCTATAACATTCTCTAAAAAATCCATGTTCCCCTGCGATCCTGGCATCATGGAGACCGCAAAAGAACCAATCATCAGGCCAATTAATGCGGATAGCCAGACCATCCAAGGTTCTTTTTTAATTTTTTTATCCAAGCCAAACAATGCATAGACGCCACTCGATACAACGAATGATATCAGCATGTTAAATCCGGGATATCTACCAATTGCCATGGCCGGAACTACCGACAGAAGAAGCGTAAAAAGTCCTGCTGTAAGTTTCCACCAGCCCAGAACAGTTCCGTAATTAATAAAAAACGCAAGACATACAGGAAACAAAAACATTCCGATGTATGTTGCACCTGGGATTAAAAATTGTGTTGAGATTGCCGCAAAAGCACAACCAAGATAGAGCGAAAACAGGAACGCAACTTTCCTTTCAGTGACGTTTTTTGGGTTCGCAACTTTTTTATTGATCTGCCATAGAGCAAATGATAACGCGGCGACACCCATTGCTACAATTGGAGGCGTGCCAAGAGGTGCCGCAATAAATGTAAAGGCCATGGCCATCAACATAAGGTCTTTCCAAGATAAAAGTTTATCGATTGGCTGAACCATGATCACTAATACCAGGGGCTAAAATATTTTTATATAATAGTATGATTGACCCTCGTGTATTAGGTCTTGTGTTTTTAACTATAGCATTTATGTTGAAATATGAAAACCCTAAAAAGGATGAATCATTATGTGCTTATTATTTCACCGTATATTCAATACTTATTGGAATTGGAGTATTTTTATTGACATTTGAAATGGGAAATATTATGATTTATGGTTTTTCATTTCCTCCTTTCTTAGTGCTGGTACCTCTTGGAACTTTTTATATCTTGCTTAAACTTGCGGAACGATGGAATGACCCCCAGTTGATTAAATATATATCCGACAGAAATGCTATTGTCAAAAATTATTTTATATCGGTTTACGATGGACTAAAAGACGTTTTATCGGATGTACTAAATATTCCAGTTACAATGTGGAATCTGGTGGTTAAAATTTTTTCCGATTTGTTAACTGTTTTAAAAATTCCATATGATGCATTCATGAACGGATATCGAACATTGTTAAACTCGACCGGTAATATAATTAATGCTAATGTAGATGGATTCAAAAATGTACTTATTGAAATAAAACGCGGATTTAAACTAGTATTTATTGATGCATTGTGGGAAATAGTATCTATCGGTGGTGAGATATGTTGCGCGGTGCTTCCTCCGCCTTTTAATAAAAGTACAAAATGTGCAAAACAAAAACAATGCATGAAAAGAAAAAACCCCAAGTAACTAAAATATTTTTACATATTAGAATGTCAGACGTAATAACTGGTGTAATATTTATATCTATAGCATTTTTAATAAAGTACAATAACCCCCAAAAAAATCAGTTTATTCGTCTTTTCTATTTGGCAGTGTACTTTCTGCTTGTGAGCGTAGGTTTAACTTTAATAACGCTCAAGATGGGCGACATTATAATTGCAGGAACATCATTTCCGGCTCTACTGATTATAGTTCCCATAGGAACACTCTATATTGTTTTAAAAATCATGGAACGATCCAACGATGCCGATTTCTTAAAAATCATAAGAGGTATAATTTTAAAATTTAAAAACTATTTCACAACGTGGTTTGATACGATTAAGTACATATACTCAAATATAAAGGCAATTCCTCTATTAATATTAAATTTTGTGCTAGGTAATAGCAAATTGCTACTAAATATTTTGAAGAAACCTTTGGATGCTACATTGAGTGGAATAGAATCTTCATCAAAAACAATTAATAATGCTTTGAATGTTGATATAAAACGTATAAAAAAACAAATAACCAGTATTAGAGATAAATTCACAATTATATTTATCGACATTGTTTGGGAACTAGTATCTATTGGAGGACAGATATGTTGCAGTATACTTCCTCCTCCATTTAATAAAAGTACAAAATGTGCAAAACAAGGAAAATGCAACACTTCTATAGATAAGACAACAAGAGAATACGAAGACCAAGAATTATTAGATGATACTTTACCAGAACTAGATGATTTTGGTATGCCTATAAGTATTGATGAAGACGGAGTAACAGTAAGTGGTCCTGTGGGTAGTACTACAGTTGGAAAAGACGGAGTAACAGTAAGTGGTCCTGTGGGTAGTACTACAGTTGGACCAGGAGGTATTTCATCAAGCAGTCCCATAGGAAGTGTCGGTATAAGTGATAAGGGAGTAGATATCAAAGTAGGAGACGTTGATGTTGGAAAAGAGATTTCAAACACAGGAAAAAATTTCATAAGTTTGTTTTCTTAGTTAAAAATATAGTTTTATTATAGGATGATATTTGCTTTATTACTTTTGATAATACCTCTTTTAACAAAGAGTAAAGCAATTATTGCTATATCAGCCGTGATATTTGGTGTCTTACTAGGTTTGATTAACATGAAAGAAGGTCTTGATTACCTTGGTTTAATTGGAATTCCTAGATCTATTGTTTTTATGATTGTTTATATCCTATTTTCATATTTCATTGCATTTAGTGAAAATATGCTGAGTTTAATTAAAATAAATTTGCATACAATTATTCACGGTTTCCAAACAAAATCAAAAGTTACCAAAGAACAAATAAAAAAATTAGTTGGACACGATGTCGTATTCTTGAATATCTTTGAAGAAAGTGTACTTTATCGCATAGACGTTGTCAGTCACGAAGAAGCTGAAAAAATAGCAAAATATGTTTCTTCTAAATCCTATTTACAAAATTTTCAAGTAACCGAAAATACTATGACCCCTATAGTTATCACAAGATTATTGGGTTCTATTATTACATTTTTATACACATGCGTAACGACAATATTCTATATTCTTAGGACGTACTTCATGGAACCATATAAAAGAATAATAGACAGTATTTTTTCTGTATTTAATTCACTGTTTGTATTTATATACAAAATTATAAAGACATTGTGGGAATTATTGATATATCCATTAAAAGCTTTTAACGACAAGGTAGATGAATTTTCGAGATGGGGAGGCACAAAGTTTGTTGATTATTTGATTGTTTTTATAACTTTCAGAGTACAATGGGTTTACTTCCAGATTCAAGAAATGATTAATGATTTCACAAGTAAAATTCCTTTATTGAAATCTTTAAAACTTGACATCATAAAATTGGATCGATCAAAAAATTATATTTTCAGATAGTAATGGACACACAAATCATAAATAATATTTTATCAGGAGTAGGGATATCCGCCATACTACTGGGAAAATATATGGATCCTAAACATACCACAAAATTCCAATTAATACACTCGGTCAAAACACAATGGATCTTAAAAGCTGTATTTTGCGTGGTCTATATTTTGTTTTTAAATACAATAATTTATGGAAATGTAAAAAATGATAAGAATAACTTTATTTTTGATAAACTAAAAATATTTGATTTGAAACAATGGACATCCAAGTTTCCAGATGTTTCAAAAATGATAATGACTTTTTTAAATGATCTGATTAATGGAATCAAAAGCAGATTTAATAAGTGGATTAATAACCTTGTTAGTCAAATTACATCATTCTTTCCAAAAATAGGTCGCTGGTTTAAAAATTTAGGACAATGGTTTTACAATTTTCTCAAACCAATAGTGACCAGTTTTTATACTCTCCCAAATGAAATTGCATCATGGTTAATCACAAAGTCTATGGATTATTTTCAATATTATATTTTAGGAACACTTATATTCATAGCACACGTTACTCGTGAACTGGTGGTTGCATTTTTCATGAAAGTAATTCTTTTGCCTGCCAATTTAGCGAAAGATGCTATAAATAGTGCATTTCCTAAGTGGGCTAAAGATGCGATTAATGGAATATCTGCCGGTGGGTATGACGCAGCTGTAAATGGAGCGTATAATACAGTTGTTAAAATTATGAATCCAGTGAAAGATGAACTTAAGAAAAGTATTCCAGATGTAGAATTTGACGACTTTTATTAAGGCTTCCATGCAAGGAACCACGGCAAGATCATCACCCCCAATGCCAAGATCACGAGGTCAATCTTAAGCACCTTGTTCTTGATATCGGGACACCAGTTCTTGTACTTCTGGATCTGCTCACTGTCCTTGGGCTTGGCCCACCAGTAGAAGAGTGCCAGATAGGTAGGTCCGAGGTTGCGCTGGCACTGATACCAGTGATCGTACCACGCCAACACGATATATGGGAAGTAAAGCAACCCCAAAAGCACCCACTTGTTCTTCGGTGGAAGATACCAGTATCCACCCGCCAACGCCAACGTGAACCAGATGCACTTCCAGTTCGCCACCGGTTGCGTCGTGTCACACCCCTTGTGATCTTTATCGTGTTCTGCCATTTATAATAGTTAAAGAAAAGAAACCATAGGTAAATACCAAAAACATGAATACCTTAGTTGTTCAGAAGATGCATTCTGATGCTATGTTACCGACCCGGGGCACAGAACTTTCCGCGGGCTACGATCTCTATGCCTGCTCGGACTGCGTGGTCCACGAGGGCAAGAGGTTCGTGGTCCCCACAGGAATCCGTGTGAAGATTCCAGAGGGATGCTATGGACGCATCGCCAGTCGCTCGGGCCTGACCGTAAAGCACGGCATCGAGGTGGGTGCCGGCGTCATCGATCGGGACTACGAGGGCGAACTCAGGGTCGTTCTGTTCAACCACGGAAACCGACCGTTTCATATTAAGCAGGGGTATCGCATCGCACAGTTGATCATGGAACGTTATGAACACTGTGACCTTATTGAGAACCCAGAACTTTATCCACAAATTCCCATTCAGGATCCTCCGGTGGCTCCTGAACCTTCAGAACTACCAGACCCTCAGTTGGCATCTAGGGGTGCCGGAGGCTTCGGTTCCACTGGGGTTTAACTTTGACTTAAAGAATAGGATATCCTGTACAGTACAGAAAATGTTCGCCGTACCGTACGAAAATAAACATCGTCTTTGTACACGAAACACCCAGCTTAAAAAAACTGAACAATTACTAAATTATATTGTGAAAAGACATATTGAAAACAAATTATATGAAAATAATGTTTTGGATATTGTTTTCGTAAATAATAGTTTACTCGAAGTGAATCAATTATATACTCGAATGAATAAAAAATTTATGGACAATGAGTTTGTAATTGATACACTTTCTAGTAATGATGATGAAGGTAATTATAAAAGTTGTACTCATTATTTATTGGATTTAATTGATCCAAGTATATCTAAAAATATTTTGATTGCTTGTAGTCATAAAAAAAGAATAAACGATGTTATTGCTATTCTCGATTACATTTCCAGATTTCCTTCTTTTAGATACCAGATACATATAACTTTTGATGAGGCTGACAAAAATCTATCATTAATAAGAGGATTCCTGAAAAATACAAAAAAATATATCGAATCGCCTTTGATTAGTGGGATACTTTATGTTACTGCTACTCCACTTGATAATTTTTGGAATATGTTGAACAAAGAAGGAATTCTATTACTTACAAACATGAACAAAAACTATTCTCAATACATTGCTGATTATGAAAATTATATGTCAATTATTGATCATGAAATAATTTACCAAGAAATAACTGATAATATCTCGTCACCACTTGATTATATGATAACTGCATTCTATAACAATTATATAGATGAAAGTGATAGAGTCGTGGTATTCGCACCAGGTGAAGTCCTTAAAGAAAGCCATGACGATATCAAAGGGTTTTTTCTCGGAAAGGGGTATGCTGTTTTTGTATTGAATTCTTCAAATAAAGGTTTTTTTTATCCAGATGGTAGAGGGTTTGAAGATATTGAAGAATTTAAAGAAAAATACAATATAGATGGCGAACTTAGAGATGTTTTGAAAAAGTGGTATGAAATAAATACGTTGAATCTCGCTATAACCGGAAGACTGAATCTTGAACGAGGAATTACTTTCAACACCAACGGTTTCAATTTTACTCATGCTATTATTTTTCCAATTCTAAAACAAAACGATGAAATACAAATTATGGGTCGTTGTTGTGGTGATAAACAACATATACAAAAAATGAAAATAATTTGCACGGAGAATACTTTTGAACGAACTAAAAAATACCACGAACGAATGAATTTGGACATATGTTCACAAAGCATTGAATGTTTTAATAGTTCCGATTTCAATATGTCAAGTGATAGTTCAATTCCAGTAAAAATGACCATAATTGACATTGAATTATTGGAAATTATTAAGGAAAAGATAAATATACCAAAACTATATGTTCATCATAGAAATGAAGTTCATAATTTGTTGGTAAATGGTATCGAAAATGAAAAAATAGTTTTGGAAGATAGGAATAACACAAGAAAATTCAGCATTACAACGCGCAAACTCGCTTCAATTAGAAAATTCAAAGAAGGAAATAATAAAGACGCAAATCGTATAAAAAAGTTTAATGCTGCTTTTGAAAGACAACGCCAGACATCACAGGCTGGAAATAAAGATGTGTATTCCATTGATTTTGCATACGATGACTTAAATGATGGCGTTTTTATTAATAAATCTTCGGTGGCATGGATAACTTTTAGAAATTAATTTTCATTCAGGTTTAAACAAAAAAAACACTATATTAGTTAAATGACGTTCTTTCCCGCTCTTTATGGCAAAGATGCTAAGGGAAAGACTCGCATTTGGCAAGTCGAGGTCGTAAACGGAATGATTAAACGAACCACGGGTCTTATCGATGGAAAAAGATCCGTAACGGAACGCCCTCCCGATGCCAAACGCAAGACTCCCATCGAGGAGCAAGCCGCCCAGATGTGGCGCAAGCAGGTCAAGTTGGGGTACATGGACAACATGCAACTGAGATCCGAAGTTGTCCTAAGACCCATGCTACTCTACTCGTTCAGTGAGAGGTCCTACGGAATTGATGGAGACGTCAGATTTCAGCCCAAGTTGGACGGGGTCAGGATGCTCGCCGGCTTCTCGGGAGGAGGCCTCCTATTACAGTCCAGGAACGAACAGCGAATTGAACATCTTACTCACTTGGAGAAGGCACTGGAAGGGAAGTTGGAGGAGGGCGAATTCTTGGACGGTGAACTCTTCTGCAAGGACATGGATTTCGAGCAGATCACCAGTGCCGCCCGTGGTTCGGAAAGTCCCTACGCACCCAAGCTTGAATTTCACTGCTTTGACCACTTTCGTCTTCACAAGCTGGACATACCTTTCGCGGAACGGTACGAGAGGCTCAAAGAAATCATCAAGCGGATCAGTCATCCGATGATCAAGATTGTTCCAGCCTATCAAGGAACGGCCAAGGACGCCGACAAGTACCACGATAAGTTTGTGGCCGAGGGTCACGAAGGTGTGGTCATGCGCGTGGCCGAAAGTCCCTACTTGCTCAATAGGCGCTCATCCCAGTGCATCAAGTACAAGAAGATGATTACGGAGGAGTTTGAGATCGTGGGAGCCGAGGAGGCGGAAGGGAAGGACCGCGGGACGCCGATATGGATCTGCGAAACCGAGGACGGAGACACATTCAAGGCCCGGCCCAAGGGGACCATCGAGAGCCGAAGGGAGCTGTGGAAGAACAGAGGAAAACTGATGGGCGAGATGCTCACCGTGCAGTTCCAGGGATTCACCCAAGACGGCGTACCCCGCTTCCCCGTGGCACTCGCCGTAAGAAATTATGAGTAAAGGATATAATGATAATAATACACGTAGGTTCTTTTAAAAATTATTACAAATGCAGGCTCCCCGAATCGATCAACATTCCCATGTCAGAATTCAATAGAATTAATGATATTTTACAAAGATCGGACATTGGATACGAAGATATCGAAAAATACGGAAAGGGCATTTTTACCGGTTCTGGGCTAAAATTTCCAGGGTTTGATCACCCCATTATGCTTTACGTGGAGGAGAAAGGTTCTCTTGTTGCAAACATTGCAAAAGTTTATATGAACAAATTTGGTTTTAAAAATATTTGCGTGTTAGAAGGAGGTTTAGAAAACTGGAAAGAAAGAAACAACCCAACACTGTCCGGTTGTTAATTAGAGAAAACACTAGTCAATATAGTAAATGTCGGAAATCCGTGTTGAGAAACATGGGTTCGTACGTCTTGTCGATACAATGCCCAGGGAGGATCTTGATCACGCCATCGTTCAAGCCGCCCGAGTGTCGTATGGAGAAGGCACCAAGAGCGTCCGGAGCGACCGCGGACTGATCCGCTACCTTCTCCGTCACGCCCACACGACGCCTTTTGAGATGGTGGACTTCAAGTTTCACATCAAGATGCCAATCTTTCTGGCTCGGCAGCACATGCGCCACCGGACCGCCAGCATCAACGAGATTTCCGGGAGGTATTCACAGTTGCCCGAGGAGTTCCACGTTCCCGCCGAGTTCCGTGGTCAGTCCAAGGTGAACCACCAGGGTTCCGAGGGCGTTCTGGACAGTCCAGAGTCCATGGTGCTTCTAAGGGACCAAAAAGCTTCGTGCGAACAGGCATTTGAAATCTATCAGAGCCTTCTCGACCACGGGGTCGCCCGCGAGACTGCCCGCGAACATCTGCCCCTGTCTACCTACACCGAGTTCTATTGGAAGATTAACTTGCACAACCTCCTTCACTATCTGCGTCTCAGGATGGACAGTCATGCCCAACCGGAGATCCAGTTGTATGCCAATGCAATGTACGATCTGGTGAAGCCACTGATCCCGGCGGTCGCAGAGGCCTACGAGGACTACATTCTTGGTGCGATCACGCTTTCTAAAGTGGACCTCGCGAAAATAAAGCAAAATCTTCTTGATGGGAAACATGAACCCTATCCTTCACCGAGTGAGGAACAAGAGTTTTCAGTGAAGCTCCGTGCTCTTGGGATCGTCTAGACTTGTTCGGTGGCTTGTATTTCTCGCCCGCCACGAGACTTCGCGGTTCATAGGTCTTGGGCGGAGGAATGACCGGTTTTGCTTTGGGTTCTTCAGGAACCACGTCATGATCTTCCGTCTCCTTTTCCTGCGACGAAGCTGAAATTATTCTCTGAATTCTTTTCCATGTTTCTTCGTCAAGCTCTCCGCCACCCACTTCATCTTCACGGAATCCGTAAGAAAGGTAGATCGCCATGCGTTCTTCTAAACACTTTCCTTCGAGTTCCGCAACGAGTTGTTTAAATTTTTCATTTGTGATGACGTGTTTCTTGTGTAGAATCATACCACACCCTTCAATGGGACACGGTGGATAGTAACGTCTCGCGTTTAGGTCGCAACGCTTGTGACACATCTGATCATTATCATTTACATAGATATCTATTTTATCAAGTATATTTTTATTACACATTACACATTTTGTGGGTGGTATGATGTTCAGACGACACATCTGATGAACGTGATGTCCACACCTAGCCGTGGCCTTGCACACGAATGGGATCTCTTTGTGACAGACGGTACACTCTTCCATCTTTCTAATATCGCAATACATATATTCTTTAACGCTTCATTACGTGACCGCACATCCTGCAGGTGATGAATAAGGTCATCGGTTCGTCCGCAGATCGTGTCTGCTTCTCCACGTATGTGGTCTTCATAGATTTGCACTTGCCGCACTTGAACATTCCGTCGTCGTATTCTTCGGGTTTCTTCTCGACCACCTCCTTTTTGGGTTCGTGATACCAGAGATCCCAAATATCCATGTCCGAAAAGGTATTCATCTTGAGTTCACCCGATTTGATCCTATCCAGGAATTGTGATTTTGTATTGTTGCGTATGGCATATACCAGCGAACGCATCCTACTCGCGTAGAGGCGCTTGAATTCCGGATTCTTCCAGTTTGCGCGAGTGTCGTTTTCTGTGATCACCGTGGCGTTTTTGAAAGGCTTTGGTATCTCGATCATGTAGTCGCCCAGATTCGATGAAATATGTTCTGATATTTTGGCATACTCAGTTTTGAGTTCGTCGTTCGCGTGTTTCTTGTTCAAGAATGACGCCCTTTCCGAACGTGTCCAACACTCTTTGGAGTTGATATAAACGTCGCGTTGTATCTGAATAAATTTGGACATCGTGTCTCTGCGAACTTGTGTGAGTTTCTCGTATATTTTTTCCATCTTGTCAAGACGTTTCGTGTTCAAAAGATGTAAAAGTCTCTTGAGAATTCGCTTCCTCTTGGTGATATCGGGAAGGTTGATGTATTCCTCTTCTTGGTTTATAAAGATTTTTGGTTTGTATGAAGGGCGTCGAATGAAGTAGCGTTCCAATTTTTGATTAATCATCGTAATTCCCTTCATCTCTGTATCGACTTGTTCGGTATCTTTCTTGATCAAAGTGATAAGACGTTTAAGTCGTGCCTGGTCTAGAAGTCTCTTGCTAACCTTTTTTATGGGCGGTACAAATGTTTCGCCAACCATCTGACTCTTGATCGCCAAAAGGCGTTCCTGCTTCTCTACCAGTGGTGTATTGCGTTTGACCAGACCATTTTCGCTAGGGTCGAATATGTAGTTGCGCTTGGCAATATATTCCGTCCACAGCTTTGAGTTGCGCTTTTGTATCTCCTTGCGATTTTCGTCCACGAACCCCGGCTTCAGTTGCTTGATGCTCCAATTCTTCGCCCCCTTGCCGAGGTGTGTGGCCAGTGCATCTGCTTTATTTTCACTCACCAAGCCGGTGGAAATAAGCGCGGCCGCCACGAGTGCGATGGATTTGCTTTCCATGTTTCGTATCTGCCGCTCGGGTATTGTTTTTCTTCCTGAATAATTATTTCAACTTCTTCACTTGTAGGGTTTGGGTATTCCTATTACGTTTGACGTCGTTTGGGTCCTGACCAGGCTTGATGGCACCTCCTGACTTTTTATATGTCTTCTGGTGGAGATTCCAAAACTGAGACGAGCCGACCCGGAAGTTCTTGTGGATCTTGGCCTTGTACCAGAAAACACAGTCCTCAATTCGGTTGGACTTGCTGGTGTTGTCCAAGACCAGAACCTCGTAGTTCTCCGTGCACGCGGTCATCACCTGGTTGAACATATCAAAATTGGGAAAGATTCCGAAGAAGGACTTGTACAACTTTTCGCGGTTCTGGATGACGTTCTCGCGGGCGATGAACACGTAGTCCACGTTGGCGCGGAGGTCGGGACTCAGGTCCATGCAGTACTGCATCGTCAGCATGAAAAATATCTTCCAGTGGCGTCCGTTCATGAAACACTGGCGGATGCACGAGTCCTTGAGGAACTTTCGGTCGTACATGCAGTCGTCCATGAGGATGAATGCACCAATGTCCCGCGAAGTCAGCTCCGTCTTTCCCGGTGGAGGCTTGAGGTTCACCATCTTTCTCTGCCTGTCAATCACCCTATCAATGATGTCTCTGTCATATTCACCGTAGATAAACAGATCCGGAATGAACTGCTGATACCAGTGATTTCCCTCTTCGGTCGCAGACATAACTACGCCCGCTGGAAGATGTTTTTTGTGATAAAGGATATCTGTCACCAAAGTAGATTTTCCTGTTCCACGTTTTCCAATAAATACACAGACCTTGTCGTCACCCATTGAAGCGGGATTGAATTTTTTAAGCTGTACATTCATGTCTATTAATCTACACGTATTTTTTTGAATCTTTTTTTAACACATCATATTAAGATGCAGCTTGCTGTCACAGGATTTCAGGATACATTTTTAACCGGAAGACCTGAAATATCATTTTACCAAAAAGTATTCACCGATCGTGCAAAATATACTAGCGAAATATTAAGGCTTCCTTTTGATTCTGATGTCTACTGGGGGGAATCTATAATATGCACGGTCGATAATGACACGTGTGATATCATCACCGGATTCTTTTTAAATTTCACTTACAATACCAATCAACCATTTCCACAAGATACGGCTCATTCATTTGTAGAAAGAGCCGATCTTGTAGTCGGAGGTCAAACCATAGTTAGCCTTACTGGAGAATATATGGCTATTATGTCAGACCTAACAGATTCCCAAAGAATTCGCCAAAGCAACGATGTCCTTTTGAATCGCTCTATTACACCGACAAGTTATGGTACGATCGTCCCAGGCTCCGCCTGTTCACTGGAATTGCCATTTTTTGGGAGGGGGTACGAAAATTCATTCCCACTTTTGGCTCTGAACCGTCACCGTATCGAAGTCAGAATTTTTCTTAGAAAGCAATCAGAACTGGGAAATGTTGATATACCTAAACTAGAACTAAATTTACAAGCAATTTATCTTGAAAACGAACATAGACAATTTTTTCTTGGCAAACAACTGGATTATATAATAAAACAAACTCAATTGGCACGAGTGACTTTAAATGACCTCAATCAAATACGTTTCAGAACGGAATTTGAAAATCCAGTAAAGGAATTTATTCTGGTCGTACAAAACGATTCAGGTACGGCGGGATTGTTCGATTACAGTTCAGGCGTCGACGCCGGTGAATATACGAGTTTTTCGAACGACCAAGTTACGCGATGGAAACTTTTTTTCAACGGTCAGAATTATTTTGATATTGATCAAATGACAATGAGAGCCATTCAACCTTATGAACACTATATACAAACACCGAGTTACAAGGTGAATATATTTAGTGTGAGCCAAGATTCAGGACCGTTTCCATCCGGAACCATCAATATGAGTCGCATTTCCAAACAATTGTTTGAATTAACTCTCGTTGACAATTCTATCACAAGAAAAGCCCGTCTATATGCTACTAATTTTAATTTATTTAGATGCCAAGGTGGTCTAGGTGGAACAATGTTCGTCTAACCAAGCTTGATCTCGCGACGCTTCTTGTCCGAAGTTCGCATCTTGAAGAACAGACGAAGCACGCCATCCACGTAACTCGCCTTGTAACCCTCGTCCGATACATCCACGTAACTGGGCAAATCGAATGAGGCGCTTCGGTTCTCTCCGTAAGCCACCGTCACCTCGTGGTCATCCGAAGAAAGTGTGATGTGAATGTTGTCCTTGCCCACGCCGGCAAGATGCATCTCAATCTCAAAGCCGTCATCGAGGGACTTGGTGGTCTTGTAAATAAATCTGTCCGCCAACTTACCGTGAAAATGTTTCTCAATGTTGGGGATTTCGTTCAGAACCTTGGACGTCGTGTCCAGAAGGTCATAAAGATCGCCGTGCCGAAGAAAAGGTAAAAAAGCCATTGTACTTTATCTTGGAAGCTTTTCTTTAATTATCTTCCATTCCTCCCAGTCGGGTGATCTAGTGTCAGCCACACAGACCTCTGCGATCAAACGGGTCGGTGTTGGATACACAGGAAACACCTTGTCATACGGATAGAATGAATACATGTGACTCATGTGAGGCGCGTGCTTAATCGAGAGATCTTCAACAGTGCACTCCCATCCGGTGGCATGCAGAGGGTCAAACTTGTATTGCTTTCCAATAAGACCGTACGGTTTGAAATCAACTACGTCATAAAGCTGTCCAAGATTAACAGGATCTGGGATGTCTTCGTGATTGGTCGATATGGTGATGTGAGGGATGTGCCTGAACTTATAGACCCTGGTCAGAAGACGACGATTCAGTGGCACAAGCCAGACAGAATATCCGTACATTACTATATATGCAGGATCTTTCTTTAAGTCAGAAGGTGAAGGTGGCACTCGCAGTTGCACCCACCGTCCTGATGTTTGGACCCATTCCCGTCATCCTGGTTTCAGGAGGATCCATCATGCGTCAAATAGTTAAACATAAAGTTCCAAGATAACAGTGTGAGTTCAAGCCCAGGTAGCTCGTTCTAGATGGATTTCCTGGGTAATTCACATTGTTCTCCGGTAGCTCATTAGGTAGAGCGTGAGACTGTTAATCTCAAGGTGATGGGATCGAAACCCATTCGGAGAGAGCACTACTTTTTTGTGAAGAATCACTTTTCAACAAAGTACCTTCGGGCCATATAGAAGCTGACGGCCACGATCAGGCCACTTACGGCCAGGCCAGCCATGCTGCGAGATCCATCCTTGGACATAAAGTTGGGGATGTACACGGCCAACTTCGCCTGAACGTCAGGATAGAAGACCATGGCAACCAACGCCGCGACAATCAGTGCCTCGAACTGCTCCTTGGTCAGTCCGAGAGGAAACTTCTTCTCCTCGACCACCACGGGAGTTGAAGGTTCTGGCGAAGGAGGCTTCTGCTGCACCTGTTGAGCGGGCTGGGCCATGAGCATCTCGTGAGGAGCCACCGAAGCCTGAGGAGGAATAATGGAGTGCATGTCTGCTGACATATGATTATTCATGGGTTCATCGTAATCGAGGTCCGAAATGGGTGTGGAGAAGGCCATACTGCTCATCTGCATCGGATTATCTTGCTGTTGAACGTCATTATTTTTTCGTTCCAATAATGTCCTTTGACCTTCGTAACCAGAATCTCTGTCAGTCTGCGAACCCGGCTTAGGAACATTCAGTCCCGTTCCGGCTCCGTTATCTGGAATACTTGGGCTGTAGGTAAGTGGCGTACCACCCCCTCCACTGGAATTTAAATCGTACATTTCCATTTCTAATACCACTTAACAATCATTTGAGAGCACGCTGACGCATCTTCTCAAGGGCACGCGTCTCGAACCGCTTCACCTGCCACCTTGATAAATTGAACATCGCGCAGACCTCATCCAAACTCATCTGATCCAAATACAAATGTGTGATAATTTCCCTCTCCCCGTGATTCAGACAATCCATGAGGTAGCCAAGGTCTTCTTCTTCTGCGTCCAAGTGACAAACCTCGGCAACCGGAAGGTAATCCATTGCGGTCATCGTCTTCTTCACGTACCTGGACATGTAAGACCTTATCCACGGATAGGCGTAGGTGGACAGCTTGGTCCCCTTGGCCGGATCATACTTTACGATCGCCCTGTGCAACCCGAGCGTCCCCTCTTGAACGAGATCCTTTCTAGAAATACCAGTCCTTTGGTATCTGTAGGAAAGCTTGTGAACCAACCCGAGGTTCTGGTGAACAATGTCGGTCGTGGTCTTCATCTAATTAGTCACCGCCCCTTAGCCTTAACACGAGATGAATCGTGGATTCCTTCTGAATGTTGTAGTCCGATAACGTCCGTCCGTCCTCAAGCTGCTTTCCTGCGAAAATCAACCTCTGCTGGTCGGGCGGGATCCCCTCTTTGTCTTGAATCTTTGCCTTCACGTTGTCAATAGTATCCGAGGAATCAACCTCCAGCGTAATAGTTTTGCCTGTAAGGGTTTTGCAAAAAATTTGCATCTTTATACTTCTTTATTACTATTCATTTAAATAAATAATCTAACTTACTAATAATGAAGACTTGTAATATTTGTAAATTAGATCATCCAGAGGAAAATTATCATAAAAATAAGAGAAATTCAGATGGTTTATGTTATTACTGCAAAGATTGTAGATCTACATCGAGAAAACAAAAGACATATGATAGAACAAAGGAAGATGCAAGATGTAGTATGTGTAAGGAAATGAAAACTGCTGAACATTTTCATTCAGACAAGTCTAGTAAAAATGGATTACAGACGTATTGTAAGGAATGTACGAATATAAGAATGCAAAACTATTACGATAAAGGAGGTATACGAGTATTTATGGTAAAAATTTTTAGACAGATTAGACAAAATGCAGAGAGCAGAAACATACCCGTTGAAATCGATCTTCAATATTTACTCGATTTGTATGAAAATCAAAAAGGTTTATGTGCTTTGTCTGGTATAAAAATGGATTTCAAGTCTTATAAATCTCGCAATTGTCGCATAATTAATAAAAACAATATTTCACCTGACAGAATTGATCCGTCAAAGGGGTATGTCCCTGGTAACGTTCAACTTGTTTGTGCGATTGTAAATGTTATGAAATGGGACTACAGTCAAGATGATTTCATTGAGATGTGTAAAATTATTACCTATCGTAATTCCAAATGATTGGCATCGTCGCTTTAACTACCTTTTTGGTATTCTTCCTTGAAGGGCTTGTGCATTACAACATTGGTAAGAATAAGTTGACCAAATTGCAGTTTCCACAAGGCAAGGAGATAATCCAGTGGATCGGGACCCTGTTGTTCTTCAGTCTCCTGAATGGAGTCCTGGCGTCCAGTTTGAACTCCGCATGATCTTCCACAGAATGATGATCAAAATGGTTATCGTAATCATGTGGATTATCGCAGTGCAAGTTAAATAGTATGTCATATGCAATCGTAGTGGTTTCCACAGACGCGAGTGTATGTCTGGGTGACTGAAAAACATTTCTAGTGCTTGAGTAGTTAAATCCTGTTCCTCGTCCGAACCCATGGACAAGTTTCTTAAGACCAAACGAGATAATATCTTTGAAACATGTGACCCGGGAAAGATTTTTCTAGTCAAGAGCTGGACAACTGCACAAATATGCAAGACCATAGGCGCGTCAGCAGTCTATGTGGGCACCGACACCCTTAGATCCCAGAACGTCACCGAGAACTTCTTTGAATTCATCGGTTTCAGTAGGGCAGACATCGTCACCGATGATTCGTCCATGATCAAAAATGAACTTCCCGGCTGGAGATGGATTCAACAAAACAGAACAAAAATCAAATCACGAATCTTCATCCCGTGCGAAAACACCATCGACACCATAAACATTCAAGATAAGACTTTGGATCCAGAAGGCGGCAAGGAAATCGTGGAAACTATTCATCACAGAGATATTTTCAAGACGACCAAGGAGATCATGGATGAGGTCCTTACCACCAAGGGTAATTTCAAGGTGGAAGATATCCTTGGCGTGCACATGGACGAGCCCGGGAACCGGTTGGGGATCGTCCAGGAAAATTACATTCATGCCAAGGGAATTACCATGAGTGAAATTTCATATATCGCGGAACACCTTGCCGAAGGCGACTACTGGGACACCATGATGTATTCACCTAATTACACCGAACAAATACACGAACAGTTTGTAATATCCGCCGTAATTAACCCATGCGCGATCATCAAAAACCGCATCCCACACGAAAAGATGTCACCGGCACGCGTGTGGACCAAGGACTTTAACATGCGACTAAAGAAATCACTAGAGAAACACTGGCTCGTATCAGATCCAGATACCATGCAGGTTTTACGCCTAAAACCAGAACTTATACCAGAATATTGCACTAATTCAAGTGGTATCCACTACATCAACCAGACATCCATGGGATCCAAGGTCAAAAATGATGTCCTCAAGGAGTTGAAACTTAAGTTAAAGGAGAGAGAACAAGACTTTTTATAACAAGCAACATGAGGCGCCCGTATGCCAGAGATGACGAGTCCGATGACGGAAGCGATATCGGGGTTGACGGCGAGAACTACAACATCGACATTATAGGAAATGATATCCACTTCACTGGTGAAATATCCGATGAATCCATACACGACCTTATTGTTCAGGTGAAGACATTGGAAAGGAAACTTCTTTCAGTCAGGGAATACAAACCAAAAATTACACTTTACATTAGGAGCGACGGAGGAGACTTCTTTGCCGGACTGAGCTGCATGGATCACCTCAGGAGACTCAAAGTCAAGTTGGTGACCGTCGCCGATGGGTTTTGTGCCAGCGCAGCCACCTTTGTTCTGATGGGTTCCAAGAATCGCAGGATTATGCCTCATGCCCACCTGCTCATCCACCAACTTTCCACAGGCGCCATGGGCAAGTATGAAGAACTCAAGGACGAAATCAAAAATTGTGATAAACTCATGGAGACCCTCCGCAAAATCTATACCCAGTATACACAAATCCCAGAAGACAAACTGAACAAGTTACTCAAGAAGGACATCTACTTTACTGCCGAAGATTGTGAACGCTGGGGGATTGCCAAAAATAATATGTGATAATTACAAATATGAAGCTGAACATGAAGATGCCCAAGCTGTCTCAGCAGGCTATGATCGTTGCCGTCGCCGCCGTACTCCCAGTTCTGGCCTCAGCCTACAAGCTGCGGATTATGGATGCCGCCGTCCTTGCTCTGTCAGGAGCGCTTGCCGTCTACAACGTCAACTGCCTCACCGCAGGCAGCTGCAACACCTGGGCAACCGTGGTGTCCATCTCTTTCTTCATCATGACCATCATGCAGCTCATGGCGCCGCGCGAGGGCATGGAGGGCGAGAAGGAGACCACCGTGGAGGTCGCGGATGAGGAAGTTGTCGTCGAGGCACCCGCCGAGACCAAGGAAGTTAAGGCTCCCGCCGCGCCCGAACCCACAGTCGCCAAGATGCCCGCCGAGACCAAGCCCAATGGTATGTCCAAGATCGCCGCCGCACCCATCGCGACCACCGAGACAAAGGCTGTCGTCGCGACCACTAATTCGGTTCCCGCAAATGATTCGGACTACGAGCTCGAACTGCTCAAGCAGGAATTTGATGGGATGTAAAGTTCACCGCAGCTTCATAGAGATCAATCCCGTGGTCAGAGACCGCACAGCAGGCTAACGACGACGCCTCGACCTGCTCGAGGTCAGGCTTGTAGCCGTAGGGACTGGTAACGAAACATCCCT